TGAGCCTGAAGTTGAAACTCTTTAGCAACTAAACCAATCGTATTGCCAAGCCCAGCAAACCAATTTTCAATTGGCGTAAATAATACTGTTCCAGCATTACGTATGGCGCCTTTAAACCCAGTATATGCTTTGCCTCTAATGGTCCCTTGAAATTTTTCATTAGAAATTCTTTGCGTTTCTTTAAATGAATCTTCTGCTCTTTTGGCTGCAGTTTGTTTATCAATTTCAATAAATGTATCTACTAATGGACTAGATCCAATGCTTCCACTTTTATATAATCCAGCAATAACACCAGCAGAAACATCTGTATTTTTTGATATTGCTGCACGAGCAGCGTCACCCTGGGGTCCAGTTAAAAATTGAGTTGCTTGAACAACTTCATTGTAATCAAATTGGTTTTGAGAAATTTCACGCTCTTTAATGCCTTCAACGTAATAATTTCCATTAGCGTCTTTTTTAATATTGGGAAGAGACACTAGATCCTGCCTTCAGCGCTCAAATACTCCAACATACGCCGAACATCTTCATTGCTTGGATCTTGAAGATATAATGCTTGAATTAATTTAGCAGATGAATCAGGTTGTGCTTGTGGAACCATTGCAGGTAATGCTAATGCTTCAGAGCCAGCACCTGCTCCAATATCTATGCCATTTGTAATAGGAACATCTGGTCTTTGAGTAGGTGCATCAATAGGAATGATTGGTGTAGGCCGAGGTGTAGCGGCCATAGGTTGAGCAGTAGCAACAGGGTTGCCAGCCATAGGAGCAGCAGTTTGCTGTGCCATCTGTGCTTGACCTTGTCCATAGGCTAAGCCAGACATATAACGTGCAGGTTGTGTTCCAGATTGTCCTGCTCCGCCAGTTGCTGATACGTTTGCAGGATTATTCTGTGGTGCAGTTGGACGGTAACCGCCTCTTCTTTCTGCCATAGTTCCTCCTACTTAATTTTTCTAGGTTGTTCTTTTGATATGTATGGTCCTGCTGTAAACGCTGTAAGTTTAGATGCAATCTCCATCGCTTGGTATGCATCTGCTCCAGCATATAAAGCACCTAGTGCGTAATTTGCACCTGATCCTGCAGCATATACTCCATCTGCAGATTTGCTTATTGATAATTCTTGGTCGATATCAAATATCTCTCCACCTACAGCCATTATAAACTGAAAGCGAGATTCTTTTGTATCTTCATCAAAGTTATAACCATTCTCTGTCATACACTTGCGTAGAGAAGGCATAGCCTTTACAATCATAAAATGATATAAATCTTCTTTGTCTTGCTTAGTAGGAGTCGGTGGCTCCCAAATATGTTGCGCTATATCACAAGGTAATGTTTCACCAGAGCCTGCAATCAAAAACATACCACTCTCTGAAATCTTTTTAACTTCAGGGTGCGTATATATTCTGCCATCAGCATCAGTTGTTTGGCTATCAGCAACTATAAAGCAGCGGTCTTTATGTTCTAATCCAATAATTGTTGTCATTGTCCCCTACTTAATTATCGTCGTCGAATAGTTCTTACGCTTGCGTTTGCTTCTCCGCCTGATGTTAGGCTAGATAATAGACTTTGAATATCTGGTGCTTGTTCTTGAGGTGGTAGTTCTGCTGCGCCTTGTTCTGGAGTAGGACCTCCTACTGGAGCAGAAGCGGGAGCAGGGGACGTTTGCTCAACCTGAGATTGTGCGCCAGCAGGAGGAACTTGTTGCGCTTGAGGCGCGAATATCTCTTCGATTGCATCTTCTATTGCTTGTCCCTTTTGTCTTGACTTAATGACTTCAGCAATCTTTCTAACGATGTCAGAAGGATCCTGGCCACCAGCGGCCATCTGTGGAATGGCTTGTGTATATGCTTGAAGTGAACCGATAAGAGCATTACGCATATCTTCAATTTCAATCTTCTCTTGCTCTTGCGTAACATTAACATTAAATGGTAACTCTCTCATTGCCATATCCTTGGAGATTAACTTACCTCCAAGAGCCTGTAACATAAATATAAGTCCTTGTGCTGGATTAAGACCAGCAAGCATTCCGTAACGAACATCAGCAGAGTAATCTTTCTTGATGTCTTTACTTGGCTTGTATTCTAATGCATATGGTGAACCAGCATCTACGCCGCGAATTGTCTTAACTTCATCAAAGAACATTTCGTCAACTTCAAAGCAAAGACTAATAACATCACGAAGTGCTGTAGCAAAGATTGCTTGTGCTGATTTAACCTGGGTATCAAAGGCTCCCATAAGAGCCTGCACGCCTTGGCCAGTAACAATGGAAGCGTCGATGTTACCAGTACGTCCCTCTGGATAACGAGCACCGACGCGTAACTCTTGATTTAATAATTGTTGTTCAGTGAACGCACCTTGTGGTAGAGTAAGTTCTACACGGCGAACACCTGCTGGATTAGATGTACGAATAACTGCATCGCCACCAAGTTGTAACTCTTGTACATCTTGAGGAAGTACAATAGGAGCCTGTACAGATTTCTCTGCAGCCTCCATAGCCAACATAGCAAAACGATTACGAAGTAATTGAATTCCTAATACATCATCAAACTGTCCACGCATCTCACCATCAATAGATGGACGCTTTGCAACAACAACCATCATCTTACCTAGTGGGTTACGTGCTTGGGATAAAACTAAATTCTGTCTTGCTGGTATGTAGACAACAGACTGATCTTTGTCATAGTAGCGGATAATTTCAATTAAGTTATTAATATCTTGCTTGAATCCAGATGGGCCAAGTAATTGACCTTCATATTCTGGGAATTGTGCTACAAGTTCACCAAGTGTAAGTGAGTATCTTTTTGCAAATGCAATGCATCGTCCATAGCGATCAAATTCAGGATAAGCCATCCTTGGGTTCTCTAGGCGAATGCGAGGCAGTTTTGCTTCCTGATCCAATTCAATTACGAATGGTAGGAATCCATATGTTATGTAGTGGTCCGCCCCTGTGTACATAGAAACTTGTAAGTCGGAATTATTAAAATAGTTAGAAGCAATGCGGGTACGATTATCAGCAAACCTACGAGCACGATCATTGACCTGATTAGCGGATGAGCAGTTAACCGCAGGAAGTGGTGCCATAACCTCTGAAAGGTCTCTGGCAACGATATCAATAAAATTTGCCACGACATTTGTATCTACGCCTTCTGGAAAAAAGTCAGGATAAACTTCAGAAATTCTACCTTGACGTACAGTAAGAACATCGCCTGCTCTAGCATCGCGCTCAGAAGCACGGTACTGGAGTGATTGAACTCTTGCTGCAATCTGCTCTATTGATAATGCCATTTACGTCCTAACGATAGAAAATTTATTTATCTAGCCCGTGTATTGCTATTAATTTTAATTGTTGGTTTCTTAGGTATGTTACCAAAAACATTTTGTACTTGTCTAAGAGCCGCGACTTCCCTTGCGGCTTGTCCAGACTTAGTAGATTTTACCATATCTGCTGAAAGAGCATTAGCCGTCTTTTGATATGTTTTTTTAGTTATACCAAGTTCTTTTGCTTCTGCTTTAACATTTTTTAAAACTTTAACATTACCAGTACCTATATTACGATATACAGGAGTTACTTGCTTTGCTCCAGCGCCAGTTATGCCGCCTGCTGCTCTTGATGCAAGTTTCTTTGCTACCGCTCTAGCAGCAATACCTGCTGCGATTAATGGAAGTGCCATAGTGTTTTCCTATCCGTAGGTTTCTTGCCATTGCTCTGCAAAGGCGTCGTCTAAATTGATTCCGTATCTTTTATCTTTTTGCGCTCTAGTCGCCCAACGATTATTAGCAAACTTAGTAGCATATGATGATTGCTGCATAAGTTCACGGACTTTGATAACAGCAAACCATAGTGCCATCACTGTATCTGTTGGATTTTTGGTATCAGGTTTCCAAGTAATCAATTGCTGTACTAAGGACTTCAAGCCCTCAGAGCCTTCATTAGAAGGAAGTTCAATTAGGTTATTATCTTGGAAACGAGAATCTCTTGTTGTCCCAAACAGCGAAGCCATAGAGGCTACACCAAATCCTGTATCCCATTTGTTCTTACCTGTGAAGTGAGAGTTAAGGGTACAGCCGTGAGCAGCCAACCAGTTACGTAGATCATCATCTAAGGCGTAAGCCTTCTGGTGGGCGTTAATTTCTATTCGGATCTCTTGGGGTTTGTATTTGATAACCCATTCTTCTATAAGATCTCTAATTCTTTGCGGGGTAGTATCTGTCATATTAACACAGTCTAAGACATAAATCTTACCATCAGAGCGGTTATAA